ACAAGAAGGATTACAAGAAGGATTACAAGAAGTATTACAAGAACAACTTGGCGAAGAAAATGAAAATGTATTTGAAACTCCAAGAGAAGAAAATAATGAAACAACTGGGGGTAAATCAAAGAAAAAACGAAGAACGAAACGAAAATATAAAAACTAAATATATTTAGTAGCATCATAATGAATAGCGGTGCATTTTCTATGATATATAAATTGACCATAATCACTTTGGTCTTCTGTTAATTCTTCTACTCCTAACATTGGATATACAGCGGCTCTTCTTCCATTTTTAGTAATTGTCCAATCTACTGCAAATGGTGCCATGTTTGGATTTGTCAATGATTGTTTAGCATATTCAATTGTATATGTATTCAAAAATCTTTCAGCTGTTTTTTTGTTCAACATATACATTTGAGAACCCCATAATCTTTCAATATATGTAAAATAAATAAGATTTTCATCTATCAATTCTAATTTTTGGTCATAAAATTCGGGTTCATGATAAAAGGTTAATTCTACTGGTCTAAATGGAAATAAATATCCCAACATTAATATTTCTAAATTCCGCCTTTCATATTTAGCAACTGTTTCTGGTATAATTTCGCTTATACCCCGTCTAATATGAATATCATCTTCACAAAATATACCATAGTCTGCATCTGAATTCAAAAATTTAGCAAACATATCTAAATGTCCTAACATACATGACCATGGACGTTTGTATTTATCATCTACATCTACCAATCTTTCATCTGTGAATTCTACTACTGGACAATACATCGCATCTATATTTTCATGTTCAAATCTATATTTCATTCTATTATATTTAACAGAATCAATCTTGGTTAATACATAATAATTAACCTTTTTCATTATTCTATTATTATTGTAAAAATCTTTATATTTTTTACAATAGTATATTTACAACATTTCTTTTGCTTTATCAAAACATGTTTTGAAAAAATGATTCAATTCATCTGTATCAGAACCTACTATAATATCGTTTGGTATATAGGAAATATTTCCTTTTTCGTAAGATAATATTGTAGGGATAGATTTAACCATCTTTTTACTTTTTAAAAATGCATATATTTCAAAACATTCATCTACATCCACTATAATAGGTTGAACATTATCTGGCATTTGTTCGAATGCAGCATATACTTGTTGTTCTATTTTTTTACAAGGCCCACACCATTCTGCTCCAAATTTTATAATTACTAAACCATCATTTACTTTCAATATTTCTATTAAATCTTGCATACTTGCAATTTCTGTAATAACTTCTTTTGGCATTTTTATATTATAATGTTCAATTATTTTTATTTCATTTTTACTAAATATATATAATACATTGAAATTGAGAACTTATATGGAATGTTCTCAATTTCTTACAAAATCAATTAGATATTTTTGTTGATAGATTTTGGTAATCCATGTCCAAATAAAATCATATAAATCAAAACTACTGCTGCAATCAAAATACTTCTATTTTCAGCAACTAATCTGTTTTGTCCTAAAATGAAAACCATAATGATGTATAAAAGAACACCAATGATAAGTGAATGCAATAACATAGTTAACCCGTTTTCCATGGTATATACTTACAGTATATGTTTTTTTCAATAAAAAATATTTAGCCGAAAATTTTCTAAATACTTTTCCTAAAATACTATAAAAACATGCAATCCAATCATAATTTAAATATTCATATGTATTCTTTGGATGAAATACTTGGTTTATTTGAGTTGAAATATCAAATTACAATAGATGATTTAAAACGCGCTAAAAAGAAAGTTCTCATGTTACATCCCGATAAATCAAAATTACCAAGTGAATATTTTTTGTTTTATAAAAAGGCTTTTGAAATTGTATTGCAATTTTATGAAAATCAAAATAAACAAAACAAAGCAGTTGAGAACATTGAATATAAACCACTAAATGGAGAACTTAATAAAACAAATACAAAAAAAGTATCATCCGCTATTCAAGAAATGAATCCCGAAAAATTTCAAAGTAAATTTAATCAATTATTTGAAGAAAATATGGCTAAAAAACCCAATTCATCTAAAAATGAATGGTTTGTAAAAGATGAACCGATTTATAACATTGACCAAAATGTAAATGCAAGTAATATGAGAGATGTTTTAGAGAACATGAAACAAAAAAACCAGGCAATTATTAATTATCGCGGTGTAGAAAATCTATATTCATCTGGTGCAGGAACAAATGTATATGATGATGATGATGATTTAAACAACAATGCATATGTAACTAGCGACCCATTTAGTAAATTGAAATACGATGATTTACGCAAAGTTCATAAAGACCAAACCGTATTTGCAGTTAGCGAACGTGATTTTGAAAAAGTTCAAACATATACATCGGTTGACCATTTTGTGAGAGAACGTAGCAAACAATCATTGAATCCTATGGAAAAACAACGTGCAGAACAAGTTTTGGCAGCGAAAGAACGACAAATGCAAGAAGAAATGATGAAACGTCAGTATCAATCTAATTTGAGAACAATGCAATATGAAGAAAAAAATAAGGCTGTTTTATCGTCATTTATGATGTTAGAAAATAAACGATAATTGTATATGATTCATCTACGAAATAGCCAATCTTTTTGAATATCCAACATTAAATGATTATAATTGACAACACGTTTTTCAATATCACTATAATCTTGGTATTGTGTTACGGTTGCAGGAATAATCATCAACCATATACCAGTTTGTTGCAATCGTTTCCAATACATATCCAATGCATATTCTCGTTTATTGTTTGGGTTTCGCATTAATTTCTGCGCACTTTCTTTGAAATTTTGTATAAGGGTCTCATAATAATGAGATTTTACAATGTATCCTGTTGTTGTTTGATTATTTGCGACACGTATGCAATAGTCTGTAATTTTCATATATGGGGGACAGTTATTACCTCCAATAATGAGAACATCCCAATTTTTTAATTCTGGATTTTCTTGAAATTTTACAAGATTTTCATTTAATAAATTCGGGTTTAAAAATGTAATATCATCCTCCATAATAAATACGTATGGATACTGTCGTTCTTTTGCCAGTTCTAAACAGCGTATATGACTCAATGTGCAACCAATTGCACCATCTGCCATTTTTATTGCATTTATTCGTTCGGCTTCAATATTCATCTTTTTTAATTCTTCGGTTACATGTTTAAGTCTGTCTGGTCTTGACTCCAAATTTATATATAATGTATGTTTGAATAATTCCATATATTATATTTACGTAATTTTTTATATCTTTTTTTTGTTACAATCCATTTATAAACAATATCAAATTATATATCGCACTTATTATTACTGTTCGTGGTTGATTTCTTTGTATTGATGTTATTATATTGTATAACATATTGATTATATATGTTTTATTATTGATAACATTATCTGGCACCGGGACTGGGGCTGGTGCAGGACTTGGCGCAGGACTTGGTGCAGGACTTGGTGTAGGACTTGGTGCAGGACTTGGTGCAGGCATCGGCACCGCTGGTAATACATTTTCTTTGAATTGACCAATATAATTACCAGCTGGATAAGTGTTCATTACTATATATGCATTTGAATTTGCATCTATTGAAATACCAATACCATATGTTGTGCTTGATTTCCAAACTAAACATGTAAAATGTCCAGTTCCTGGTGTGAAACCAGGATTATTAAAATCATATTTATTTACTTCATTGTACCAGGCATCAATAGATTTCTTTAATAAAACCATTATATTTCGTTCATACCCACTAAAATATGCCAAATTTTCACCATACAATTTATTTCCACTGTGCTGAAACACATTGTTTGTTAATAAATAATTTGACCAATCTTGTGAAACTCGTGTAATATTCTCATCAAACACCAATGGTGGTGCCTGATGTAATGCTCTGTATTTATTTATATATCCCGTAATTTCTGTTTTTTGCAAATCTGTTAAAACCGACATTATATATTATTAATTTATTTTTTCCTAAATTATATACACCATATTGCAGTGGTTACGGTTGTAATTCACTAATTACAATTATTGTTAATGAAAGGTAGTAATTTATTTTTTACATCAATCAAATTTATACGAACTGTTTGAGTTGAACATTCCATTATTTCAGCAATAGCACGATTACTGCGTAACATTTCAAAATCAATTGAATATTTGTAAAACATTATTCTCATTTGAAATGGTGGTAATTGACGTATTTTTTCCCATATCATCTTTTGAAACTCCAAATCATTTTCATTTTTTAACCATTTGTTTTCATGTGAATATATTGAATTATATATTGTATTCTCCATCAAATAATTATCAAGTCCAATATATATTGGTTTCAAATAAATATTGTATAATTTATTGTTTTCTTGTGTAGTTTTCTTCTTCTTCAAATATGTTTTTGGCAACGCATTTATCGGTAATAATTTTGACATACATTGTTGTAATTGATTTTTCATATAAAAATCAATATAAGTGATAAATGTATTATTACCATTGTATCGCGTTATTCCTTGATATAATCCATATAATGCATAGGATTTAATTTCGTCATTTTTACACCTTTTAACATTTCAAACGCCGATTTTTATATAGTGAAAATTATATAAAAATAATTTATTATATTACCTTAATGAATAACGAAGAACTTATTAAGGAAAATATATTATTAAAAGAAGAATTAGAAAAAACGAAAAATGAATTAATTGAAACCAAAGAACATCTCAAAAAATATACAGCACCAATAAGAAATAAAATATATTATGAAGAAAATAAAGAAAAACATAAACAGAAAGTAAAGGAATATAAAGAAAAAATAAATTATAATGCTACACTAACTACCGAGAAAAAAAAACAATACGCAAGGACAGCATATCTAAATAAAAAAGAAAAATTAAAAAATATTAATGAAAACAAAGAATTTGAAAATATTTAGGAATTATATAATTAATTAAATTAACTATATAAAAATAAAATATTTAGTAAATATATAGAATGGTGAAAAAGAAAAAACCAAAGGAAACATTCCAAGAATTTAGGAATGTTGAAAAATCTGCCTATAAAACTTTCAAAATACCACTCAAAACTATTTTACTTAATCGTGCTACTATACAACCAGTTATAAATAATTTAGTTTTTGAGATGAATGATTTGGTTATTCATACCTATCAATTTATTCGGTTATATATTTTGAATTGTTATACAAACAACAAACCATTACCAACAATAGACGAAACATTTATTTTGTATTGTATCAAAACATTAGGGTTAAGGGATAATAGAGGTAAAAAAGGTAAAGATACAGAACTTTTAGAAATATTTGAAGAATTTTACAAAATTGAATATCAACCTTTATTTAATCACGAAAAAACTAATTTGAAAAATACCACTTTTTTATTACCTTATTTAGCAACACAAATACATACTTCTTTACATAATAATTTTCAAGAGCATTTTATTCAGCATTTCTTACGATTTATTAACAAAACCACAAATGAAATTACAGAAGATAAAGCAATCTTATTTCAATTCAAAAAACATTTATTAGAATTGAATGAAACTGATGAAATATTTTCTAACTGGAAACTTACTCATTTATCTAATATTTTACCTACCGAAATTAAAAAGTCAATACAATATGATATTAAGGTTAGACCATTTGAATATTTGAAAGGAATGTTATATATGAATTCTGTATTGGAAAAACAAGAAAGTAAATTATTCCAACCATTACCATTAAGAAACAATATCATTCCAAAACATATTATTATTGATACAGCAAGTTTGATAAATCTATTTTGTCCTGAAAAAGACAAAGATGGTAATAAAGTGAAAAAGGGAGAATTATTAAGTAATGTAAAAGACAACCAAAATGAAGTATGGTGCAACTTTTTAGATTTGAAAAATAAAATATTTAAGAATAAACATTATCAGTTTCATAATCAAATTCAAACGGACGGAATTAGTTGTTGTTTGCTCTTCATTAGAAAAGATTTGAAAGATAAAAAATGGGGAACAAGAGTTCCTGTTTTACAAGAACAAGATTTTTACAATATAGAAGATTTATCCAAAGAGCAATTAGATAATTTGAAAGATAGAAATATTGTGGGTTGTGACCCTGGTAAGCATTCATTAGTGTATATGATGGATAAAAATGGAAACAAACTACAATTTACAGCATCACAAAGAAAGGTAGAAAGTTATGGAAAACGAAATGAGAGAATATTATTACAAGAAAAGAAAAGGAATCATATTATAGAAAAAGAAACTCATTTATCAAGTAAAAATAGTAAATCAGTTAATTATGAAAAATTCAAGGTTTATCTGGTTGAAAAAGACAAATTAAATAAGGAAACAACAGAATTTTACAAAAAAGAAGTTTGGAGAAAAATGAAATTTAGACAATATAGTTATGGTAAGAAAAGCATAGATACATTTTTGAATAAAATAAAAGATACATTTGGAGAAAATATACTTATTGGTTATGGAAATTGGAGTATGTCTTCACAAATTAAATATACTATGCCTACAATGAATAAAGGATTAAGGAAACTAATTCATAAAAAGTATGATACAATAACTATTAATGAATTTTATACATCTCAAAAGTGTTGTGAATGTAGAAAAGAGTTGAAACATTATAAAGATACAAAAGGAGTTGAAATTTACAGATTATTCACTTGTTCTAACTGCGTGAGTTGCGAAAACAAAAATGTCGTATTTAGAACAAGGGATAAGAATTCCGCTATAAATATACTGAACTTAACTGAATGTTGGATACATAACCAAACAAGACCAGTAGAATTTCAGTTTCAAGCATCGTCTTTCACCTGTGGAAACAAAAAGACAGGGTTAAGTGAGACAATCGGCGTTAAGAAACACAAAGATAAGCACGCCTGTTGATTTTACATTTTTTAATTATTTTTTAATGCCGAGAAAATCGGCGTTTGAAATGTTAAAAGGTGTAATGTGATAACATTTATGTTTATGTAAACGCTTGAAATGAATCGCTTTCGATTCGGCCCATCCCTTGTAACTATCAAATAATACATGATTTATTTTATCTCGCATTTCAGGAGTTGTTCCTGGGTGTTGAATAATGTGTTTTATTCTTTGTTGTGAAAGTTTGCTTAAATTTTCACATACATTCGTTCCAATGAAAAAAAGAAAAAATAAAATATATAAATACATCACTAATATATATGTATTCATATTTTTATATGCATTATAAATGTATATTATATAAATGCATATATTGCTCCCATGGACGCACATGCATGAAACATTGCATGATGGAATATATGAGATTCTGAACACCATTCTATTCTTGAATAATAATTACTACAATATACAAAATATACAACAAGTGACAATAAAATCAAAAATAATAATATCATATAATTCGGTATATTTTTGAAAAATAACACATATATAACAAACATAATAAAGGAAATTTTTGCAAAAATACCATCTATTATATGAAAACACGAATTTTCATTTCCGTTATACCAAAAAAACAATGACGCACAAATATTGAAAATGACAAATCCTACCAATACATATTCAAATATGCGCAATTGTTCTTTATACAACACAAATTTTTTTATAAATATATACACTGGTATCAAAAAAAATAACGAAGATATCAAGAGCAATCTATGTATTCTAAATATTTTGTATGTATCGCTTTTTACTATATCATCAACATTCATATATAATATAATTATAAATTCATTTTATCAAGTATTTCAATGCCAGTTAATGTAGTTTTGCTCAATAAACAATCTACCAAAATGCTAACATTTGTGCGGTTTTTCATTAAAATATTTTTTGCTTCATTCAATGCAAAAGTTACTAATTCTAATGTCTCACGGTCCATCATGTCTTTTGTTCTTTCGGAATATTTAGAACCTAATGCTAAACTTCTACCTAAAAAAGGATTTCTATCATCTTCGACATTTTCATTATAAAACGCCTCCAATTTTTTACCCATACCGTAGTTTCCTATCATTCGTTTTGCTAAACTATTTGCTTGTTTTAAATCTTGAACTGCCCCAACTGATACATAATCGTTTCCATAATAAATCGTTTCTGCGGCTTTACCGCCCATTGTCACAATCAAACGTTTCAGTAATAAATCTTTTGTATATAACCCACTTTCAGTTATATTCAAATATTCATTGAATAATGTATATCCACCTGCTCCATTGTAGGTGCTTTGAATTGTCACTTTTTTCAAATCGAAATATTCATTGAAATATGCTGCTAAAAATGCGTGCCCAATTTCATGTATTGCTACTCGTTTGATTGAATCCGGAGAACGTTCATCCCGTGTTTTTACTATACCTACTATTAATTTTTCTAATGCATCTAATATGTTATTTTCATTTATCACAATAGAACCACTGCGAACTGCATATATAGCAGCTTCATTCAATAAATTTTTCAATTGTGCTCCTGAAAACCCCGCTGTTAATTCTGCAATATAATCTAAATTTATCTTCTCATCTAATTTTTTATCACGTGAATGAACTTGCAATATTGACTTGCGAGATTCGCGGTCAGGATATGGCACTGTAATAATTCGGTCAAAACGCCCCGGGCGTAATAATGCTGCATCTAATACATCTTTTCTATTTGTTGCGGCAATTATCATTATACCATCATTATTTGCAAACCCATCCATTTCAGCTAAAAGTTGATTCAATGTTTGTTCTCGTTCATCATTTGCCATATTGATACCTGCACCACGTTGTCTTCCAACCGCATCTATTTCATCTATAAAAATTATACATGGACGATTATTTCGTGCATTTTCAAATAAATTACGGATTTTGGATGCTCCCATACCAACAAATATTTCCACAAATTCACTTCCAGTTGTTGATATGAAATTTGCATCCGCTTCACTTGCAATTGCTTTTGCAAGTAACGTTTTTCCGCTACCTGGCGGACCTTCTAATAATATTCCACGGGGTATTGTTGCTCCTGCCATTTCATACAATGTTGAATTTTTCAAATAAGACACTACTTCCGTGCATTCGCGCATAATTTCTTCACTTCCTGCAAAACTTGCTAATGTTATGTTATTTTTTTGCATTGTTATTTTATCTACATTAATTTGTGGTTTTTTACCAAAATTTGGACCAAATCCACCGCCCATTGGTGTTTGATTCATTGAAAACATGCGAAATATTGATACTAATATTAATATTGGAAAAATTGAATTCAATGCAAAATTCAGTATATTCGCAGCTCCTGTTATAATTTCATTTTGTTGAGGGTCTTTCAAAAACACTGTATTTACTTCATTTTTATCTGCAAGTTCTACAATAGAATTTACTATCGATGGATTCACCGTAGTTACTGAATAATCTAATATTGGTTTATCGGTTGTTTCTGTATTATGTGAAACAACTACATCCATTTTAGGTGTGAAATATAATTCATTTATTTTATGTGTTTTTATTTTTGAAATAAGATTATTATATTGGTCTTCATGTAAATATGGTTTAATTTTTTGAACTATACTTGAATCTGTAATTGGATAACGCAATGGCGTTTGCACATCTAATGCTTGTGTATAATATAAATAACTGAATAACAGTATCCACACAAACATACTTATTGTATTTCTCCTTATATTTCTAAATTGTTTCCACACTTTTATATTTTTGTTATGAAAAAATTGAAATACTTTTTATCAAATACAATATTGACATCTATACCAAAATAATATTGAACATGTTGCGCCGAAGTGAGAGAATTATAAACAAAAACAAAAACATCATTCCAAACGAGTCTTATTACAAACTACGGATTATGGCAGATACTTTTACTCATAATATTCAAACGAATGGTAGTAAAAAGAGTCGTATATATATCATAAATAAGTTGTATAGTATTTTATACAATGAATTTTATCAAATTCGTCATGATATTCATAATAGTCACACTAAAAAAGAAGATTTCTTCATATCGTTAATCAAAACTATGGCAACAAGAGGAAATATAATATTGGATGAATTAACAAAACAAGATAAAACATTCAGAACAGAAACTTTAAAAAAAAATATTTTATTGACTTTGAAAAAAATTGATGACTATTTGGGAAATCATACAAAAGAAAAAAAAGAAACATTTGTATTATTATCATCTAAAATTGGCGTTGATTTAATTCCAAAAATAAACTCTTATTTACTATATTGAATTCACACAACAAAAATATAAAAGGGAAACCTTTTTTATTGTGTATCACTTTTTACAGCAGTAAGAACATCCAATTGTTGTTTCATATTCTCAACAGTATCCATTAATTCCAATACTTTCTTTTTCAATTCTTCAAATTCTTCTGGTTCTACATTTTTCCAAGATACATTTTTTTTTATTCTTTCTTTGTTCTCATCGTCCTTTGAAATAACTAAATGTTCAACAGTAGGTATTTCTTCATTAATTATTATTTTCGGCATTTGTGATAATGGTGCTTGACCAAACATTTTCAATTCAAGTTCTCGTTGTTCAATTTGTTGTCTGATAAGTTCATCCATATTTGTAATTACTTCATCTGTTATTTTTTCATCTACAACACTGTTTGTTGGTGGTAATGGTTTTGTATTCATGGATTCATATTCTTTTTGACGATTATTGAATTGGTCATTATAGTATGACATTCTTTCATTACTTCCAGTTGTAGATGGTAAAGATAGTGACGATGTTTGCATAATTTGTTTAGGTTGAACCATTTCTTTCAAAGAATTTACCATAAAAGATATTGTTGCACGATTTATATTTTGCAATTCATCTTTGGTTTTTATTACTTTTGCATTTGGATATTCTTCGTAAAACCGTTGAATTATAGATTTGAACCATTGGCTTTGTTGAGAACCAAGACTATTAAATATAGGCGTTTTTTGAATCGTATTCCATAATAATTTTTGATTTTCAGGATGAATATATGCCATTTGATAAATATAATTAGAAATGTCTAAATATATTTTTATTGAAATTGTATTTATACCATACTATCACTACGAGTAGTACGATTACTACTATTTATCTCATCAATAGGAACCTCTCGTTTTGGGTCATAATCATTTTCAATAATTTTTGTTTTTATTGGTAAAATTTTTTCATTATCATCACGGTTTTTAAAATATTGATATTCTTTTCCAAAAATTTTGAATAACTCTTCAACACCTGCAACACTTTCTACCACACTTTCGCCAGATTTATCTATAATAAAATTACTATAAATTGGATTTATATCATCTTTCAATTTATCATCTTTGAATAATCTTTTAAAATAATTTACTTTTGCAATTTCTTTTTTATTATTTTGTTTTGGTCCGGTCGGTCCATTTGGACCAGTAGTTCCAGTTGGCACAGTAATTCCAATCGGTCCAGTTGGACCAGTGGTTCCAGTTGTTCCTACCAACTTTATTTCATTTATTATTTTATCTTCTATTGTCTTAATTGCAAATTCTTTTATTTGATTTTCTATATTTGGCTCCTCACCGCCCTTCATTTTTTTAATTTTCCGGGTCTTATTTCTTTTATTTGGTCTTTTATATCTTGTCATACTATTATATTATGACAAAATAATTATTCAAAATTAAAATATACATAACGATACTTTTCAACATACGAATCTGGTATATTTCCACCTTTAAACATTTTTATTTTTTTGGCTAAAGATAATTTGGACATACCATCTACTTTGGCAGTTAGCATTGTAATAATAAAAAATAATGAATACATACCACATTCCGTATTACCTTGTTGATGATCTACTGGATAATTCTTATAAAATTTCATTTTTATTTTTCTAGGTTTTAAATTATTTGCTTGTCGAATAATTACTTTCCTTAAATCATTTATTTCTTTTGGTATATCACTACCTGCGCTATCATAATAGAATATATATTTATCATCAAAATCTACAAACATAGAAACCCAATGACTACCTGGGCCATTATGGTCGTCTAAATTAAATGTAATACCGATTTTTGTTTTTCCTTGTTTCAACAAGTTTTCAACCGATATAGAACATAATTCTTCCCATACACATTTTCCATTTTGTTCTGGAACACGTGTTGCAAAATCAATCGGGGTTGGTCCAATAAATTTGAAATTCTTATGTGTATGTTCATATTGTTTCATTACATTGGAAATATCAACATTAGATAACCATTCATTTTTATTTTTCTTCCATTCTGGTGGTTGGTCCGGTGCAAAAATATAATCGTCAATTTCTTTACGTAAATTCACGTCATTAATTTCGGTTAGCCAACAATCTTCTTTTTCACATTTTACTAAACGTTCTCGTAATATATTCCATATTTCATTTGGATTACTTGATACAATTTTTTCATCTAAACTATGACCCGCATTATATGCATCTTTTATTTTGAATAAAACATCTTTTGTATAACATGTATTTTTATTCACCGTTTTTCCCTTAACAGATGGACTACAATTCATTTTTTTGAGTGTTTTACGGGTTTTACTAGGTCTTGCCTTTTTAGTATTTAAATTCAATAAATTCAATGGATTTTTTGGGAAAAAATTCATAATGTTCTCAATGATTACTTAAAATAAATAGATATTTTATTTTTTATTTTGTTTTTGTTTCATGAACATATCGATAGTATAAGACGGAATTGAAGTCGATGATGGAAGATGTATCATTGAATCTTCTTTTTCACAGTTTTTCTTTTTTATTTTTTTACCCCATAGAGAACCTGACGCATAAGATGTATTCATTAATGGTTCATTTTCTGTTTCGTTCTCACAATTACCAAACATAATATCTTGTTCATCTTCTTTTTCATAAGAATCATATGTAGTTTGATATTCTAATTCTTTCATTTCAAAATGATTGATACATGTTCTCAAAAAATTGTCAAAACTTTCATTTATGTTGGTTGTAATTTGTTTTTCTGGATTTTCTAAAAGGTTTGAGAACAATGCATTAATTTTTCCCCTATATTTAGTAATTTTGTCTAAATGTTCCTGATGTTGTTTGTATTTTTCTGGATTTGTTTGTGATAAATATTTATTATATTGATTTTTGTTTATCAATAATTCTAATGTTAATTTATCAATATTTTCGTTTGATTGCATATATATTGTATTTGAAAAAATATATCAAAATATTATATATGAAATACTATTACATTTTAGCTATTTTTCTAGTATTAGTTATTTTATTTAATTTATATCTTCAACAAGAAGGATTTATTGCAGTTAAATCAGATGTTGCAAATGGAGACGGTTTAAGTAAAGAATATTTGTTACACAATATTCGGTTATTCAATGAGAATATAAGAAAAATAAATGTTGTCAAGCAAAATACAGACGGAAATACAATTGCAAAACCCGCTACATTAAAAATAAATGGTAAAGATTTTGGTATAATAGAAGATATTGTAAAATCACAATTGAAAAATGTTGATTATATTGATATCACAATGAAAAATAGAAATATGAAATATTGAATAATATGAACATTTAAGTTCGCACAAAATATAATAAAAAATATTTATATAATTTTTTATTGTATATAGTATCTTCATTGATAAAGATGAAAATAATAAATATATTTTACATGTCACGAAAAACTTTGTTTATTTCGCGCAACACTTCTTCTTTACCCGTTTTATTCAAAATCTCTACATTTTCTATTCCTGACGCGTTTATCTTTATATATTTTCCAAAAACACCGTTTTCAATGTCATTAATGTTTTCTTTTGTAGTATAATTGTTATCATCATCATTTTCTGATCCGTTGAATGTAATTTGTGATACATCTGTATTCAATCCAGCAGTTATGAAATTTTGGAATATAGGTTTATTTTTGTTGATGTTATTCAATTTTACAGCATCTTCCCATATACCTCCTTTTTTTCCTGGAACGATTTCAACGTTATTTCCAAAGATAAGTTGGGCGATGTTTTCATCATTTTCAATATATACACTTTCAATATTCATAATTCCTTTATAACTACTATAATCATTGTAATCGTCAACCGCTATTGTTGGAACAACATAATCTATTTTGTAAATATTCCATTTTTTTGTTTTATTAACACGTGGTTTTACTGATTTTTTTGCTGATTCACAATTTCCTGTTTTTTTATTTCTACGAGTTCCTTTACTACATCGTTTTGATATTTTTTTTGTTGAGCTTGGCACAGCTTCACATTTTCCTGTATTTTTATTTTTACGACTTCCATTTGGACAACGTGGCATTATATGTATATATATATATATATAT